TTTCTCTCTCCGGCATAAGCTACCTCATGATCACCTATCATGGCCTTCAGTTGGTTCTTTTTGGTTTCGACTTGCTCTTTGATTCTCGATTCTACTTCTTGAAGTTCATCAATTTCAGTCAGTAACGTTTCGGCATTTTCGGGAAGTACTATGTCATCTGCAAGACCACCGGGGAATCGTTCGGCAAGTGCTTGCGAACAACTCTTGCTACCATCCACATCGGGCATAATACCGCCCTTAACATTATTCATCCAGAAGGATTCTTCCGCCTCGATAAGTGCCCTAATATCTTCTTCATTTCTGGGAATTTCTTTCCAAATAAAGTGATTCCCTCCGATAAGACATGCAATATACCATTTGTCACAACCAGTCACAGCCATGTAATGCTGACATTGAAGGTAATAGCTATCGGGGACGTTGTCTCCTTCCCATTCTTTAGTTTTAAATCCGTTTGCTGTTTTGCACTCAAGGCCGGCGTTTTCGCCAACAACCAGTCTGTCGACGTTGGCTATCATAAACGGGTAATCGAGCGATTGAAGCGTTCCGCATTTCTTTACTTTTAATCCTGTAAGCTCAGTAAACCTGGTTGCGACAGCCGCTTCGTGAACGTTCCCCCAGTATATGTACTCATTATCTGATAGGTCTTCCGGCTCTACCTGTCCCGTTTTTTCTTGCCAAAGCCTGAACGGACTCTTCCATCGATTCATACCGGCAATAATGGCAGCATCACTACCTCCAATTCCGATATTACGAAGTTTTTCCCAAGCTTTGCGATCTTTCATTTCATCGACTGTCATAATTAACTTCGTATGCATTGCTTTTTATCTCCGTTTCTGTTATAGTTATATAAACCGATTTTTTCTTTTTCATGGGAGGAACGCATCTGTTACGGCAGATGCGTTCCTTTTTTCTTTTACTAAACAGTTTCATGAAATAATAATTAATACGACAAGGATTAAGTATACTGCCACAACACTAAGCCCGACTTTGACACCTTTGAATACAGTTTTTATTATCGAGTGATTCGTATTTTTGTTAGACTCGATTGTACTTTCTGAGGTTTCCATGCTTTGTAGTCTGTAATATCCTTGATTTATCCACGGCGGAAGTACTGCCTTACATCCGTTATATCTCATATAGCTCTCCTTTAATGGCGTTACTTAACTGCGTTTAATGGCTTGAATCAACAGGGTCAGTGTCACTATCGTGACTACCGCACACGTTACATTGGTCATCCACTCCATCTTTATCATCCTTTCTGGTTAGTGTGACTTTAAATCGTCTGCCTTCCGAGGCATATGCAATATTTAACAAGGTTTCTAAAACTCGCTCGGGATTGAAATTTACGAATTTGACTTCTGTTTTAATCTCCTTCTTTCGGGTAGTATAATTACTTTGTATAAATCGCTATAAATAAATGGGACCTCCATATGGTATACTTGTTCAATAAGGAGGCGAATCGGTTGACAAATAAGATTACCCACTTTCACGAATTGCCCATTGAGGTGCAAGACCTTTTATTCCATTACATTCATACGACTTACAAGCTGCGAGTTCATATAAATCACAATGTAACGACCTATTATGTGAAGCACCACTTCATTGAGCTGTTAAAAGAGTCTCATCGAGAGTGGTTAAAATTAGATATCGCCCTCGGCTGCTTCAAAGAGGCTATGGAATTCTGGTGATTCCGTTCCATGTGGATTGATGACAATCCGGATTCCGGATCAGATTGGGCGTTCAATGCCCGCATTGTCAGATAATATGAAAATATACTTTTTAAATACAAGGGAGTGATTATAATGCGTGCAACAAAGATTAAAATGAAACCCGGTTGTCAGGACTCTTCCAATCTTCTCGAAATCGAGCAAATTTATATTACGTGCTGCCCGAGAGAAGGTTACTACTACAAAGAAGATATTTATGATGCCTTAGTAAGACTGCCCGGATGCATCCAAGTAAACATCTATCCTTTCCCTAACTTAATTCCGGCAATAAGCGGAAAAAAGGAAAAGTATGTGCGTTCCGAGCAGGACGGTTCCCTTCAAGATGACCTTCTAAATTTACCTCGCGAATAGAGTAAATTCGTTAATATGTATCTATTTCTTTACAGTTTTACACATCCTTTCATCGAATCACTTCTTTGTGGTATGCTTTAGCTGACTTGTCTAATAAGGAGTGATTATCGTGAATTTAGATTTAGAACTATTCAGGTCTATCCTACTGGCTGTTAAAAACGCCCCTTCCTCAATCGTTAAGAACAACTATTCAATCCGATTTGAGGGGGGGTACATCCGACAACAACGGACTACCATATTCATTGGCTTATTCAAGAAGGCTTTTTGTCTGCCATTGATCCCGAATCCAAGGACCGGGAGTATGACTACATAAATATCAAGTTAACCTCCAAAGGACGGCAGCTTTTAGACATTCTTGCCAATCAGGATAACTTTGAAAAGGCCAGGGCTATTCTTGAGGATAGTGCCATTCCTATGACACTAGATTCTTTACTTAGTACCTTTATGAATAGGTTCTAACGGTCCAGGCCGAGTCGGACGAAAGCTCGTGAGTAATCTCTAAAAACTTCATGTTCTTTTCTCCTTTGTGATATAATGAGGGTATCCTCTTATATTTTTTGCTTTGGTCGCTTCCTAATGCTGCAGGGAGCGGCCAATTCAATTTCTATTGGCTTTACCCCATAAGGGGACGGAAACTTTACGTCCGGATACAGCGGTGCTAAAATATCGGCGATTTAATTACCGTCACCCCGTGAGAGGACGGAAACGCTTCCAGCCGAGTGTCGTCAGGGTCTTTCGATACGAGATTTAATTACCTTTTCCCCGTAAGGGGACGGAAACGAACGGATAATCGAGTGATTGAAGCGTTCTGCATTTCTTTACGATTTAATTACCGTTACCCCGTAAGGGGACGGAAACGGATGCATCCAAGTAAACGTTTATCCTTTCCCTAAGATTTAATTACCTTTTCCCCGTGAGGGGACGGAAACAGCTCTTTTTCTTTCTCTTCCATTTTTGTTCCTCCTTGTTGTGTTTTCCTCATTCGTTATTCTTGCTCAATGCCGTTTAGTAAACCTCCTTAAATCTCGTATTACAATGTTCTCGAAAGGAGATGTGTACTTGTGCGTAAAGAAATCTATATTGGCAACAGTCCGGAAACAATTCCGGTCCCAGCCATTTGTCCCCGTTGCCATCAAGGTATGACTCCTGACATTCGTTCCTATGCTCCAAATTGGACTGACGATGATGATTTTGGAGTAGTTTTTTCTTGTCCAGTATGCAAGCGCATATTCTTCGTTTCTTATGTCTGGGCACACAATGAAAACAATTCATCAGTTCCATGGATGGAAATATCTTCGGTTTATCCGTCTTTTCCCACAATAGAAATTCCTTCAGAAATGGAAATGCTCTATCCAGACTTTTATCAACTATATTCTCAGTCAGCGACAGCCGAAGCTTCAGGCCTAACTCTAATATCCGGTATGGGGTACAGAAAGGCCTTGGAATTTCTTATAAAAAACTACCTGATGAAAAACAATGCCGAAGAAAATGATGAAATTCTAAAAGAACCGCTTTCAGCATCAATTAAACGAATTCCATATCCTCGTATCCAAGCGTTGGCCAAAGCTTCATCTTGGCTTGGTAACGACGAAACTCATGTAGTAAAGAAAAATCCCGAATATAATGTTTCTGATATGAAACGATTCATGCTTGCGCTATGCTATCTCATATTGGCTGAGGATGTATCAGATAAAACTCTTCCGCTATTAAGATCCACATAACGTGAGTCTATTTCCCCGACCTTGACCCCGTTCGGCAAATAATATTGATAAACATGCCGAGCCGGGTCTTTTCCCGTTCCACTACCGCCTACACACGTAACACAAACCACGTTTATTACTTCAGCCCTCCTTACTAGCATCCCTTCCGGTAAACCCATGATTGTTTCACTCCTTCCTTTGCACTTTACGGCGGCACCCACATTTTCATAGGAAATAATATCTTCACAGTAGAAGGCGATGATATTTTTTCCATAAAATTTGCTCCGTAAAGTCCACTAAGTTTATTGCAGTTTTACAAAAAGAGTGCATTGTAATTCACTGTGCTCTTTTTGGCATTCCTTAAAGAAATTAAGCATGTCTTTAATTAATTCATTTCTTACTTTTGACGGGGTTTTTCCAAGATTGAGTTCTACTTTTACTTCCGTCCCCTTATTGTTGAATATCATTGTCCTCACTCCTTTTTTTGTTCCTTTTTGTTCTGTTTTCTAAACATTTGTATTAAAAAAATATAGAGGTATTTCCTGGGAAGGGAAATCCAATACTTCTGCACAACGTTGTATTTCTTCTTGCGTAAATTCTGATTCACAATTTAACTTATAATACAGCGTTGTTCTACTCATTCCAATCTTTTTAGCCAAGTCATCTTTAGTCATTCCAAGCTCTGTTATTCTTCCAAGTAGCTTATTATAATTGTACACTTTATCACCGCCCTCCCGCTTCTGTTTTGTTTTCTAAACATATGTTAAAGCATATTTCTAACAATGTCAATACTATCTTTTTAGTTTTCTGAACTTTTTGTTGTGTTATCCGAACATAATTAGTATAATAAGTGCATCGAAAGGATGTGCAGCCATGAGTAAAGAGGATTTCGGAACTCGACTACAACAAGCCTTAGAGCTTAATGATATGAAAGCAATCGAACTATCAGAACGTACGGGAATTTCTCGTGGAGCCTTAAGTTCATATATATCAGGTCGCTGGAAAGCGAAACAAGGCAACTTATACCTACTCGCCAAAGCATTAAATGTATCTCCCGCTTGGCTCATGGGCTATGACGTTCCTATGACCTGGCAACAGCCCAACCCCCCAACGCAAGATACATCAATAGATATACCTACAGAATCCCAAGGCTATTACAACGATCCGGAAGTAGCGGAGCTGGCGGAGGAGCTGCGGACGAACCCCGATTACCGCATCCTGTTCGACGCCAGTAAGAATTTAACGAAAGAAGATATTGACACCGTTTTAAAGATTATAGAGGGCCTAAAAGCCCGTGAGGGAAAATAATTATGGCAAGACAAATTGCGGTCATTACAAAGAAAGTCATTACGCTACTTTCTCTATCTTGCCCTATTAATACGCCCATATACATCGGACCATCAAATGAAGCTCATATGAAATCAAGCCATCCGAGAGATTTTGCTAATTATTATCCACATATAGGCCTTATTTTATCTCAGCCGGACTATGTCGGCGTTAATCACAAGGATGCGTCTATTGAGTACGTCCGCGAATTTAAAGCAAATAATGACTATGTAAAAGTAGCAGTAAGAATTGCTGCTAACAATTATTTCGTACGATCGTTATATGTGCTGAACCCTAATCGAGTTGCGAATTTTATTAATAAAGGAACTCTTAAAAAATTTGACGAATAAGTAAAAGTATTTTATACTGTAGTCAAGAAATACTTGAGAATCTGAGGACGGAACGGGCAGCCGTCGCCAGAAGGTCATCGACCTGAATAGGAGATGCGGGAATGTCACCCCGCCAATTCTCAAACCTCGAGAGGGCTACAGTAATATGTAGCCCTCTTTCTTTTGCGCACATAAGGATTTGAAATGAATATCACTTTGGTTTATCAGAAATTACCGCTAAACGTAAAAACCTTAGTACGAGAAAATGAAGACGGGGCTTACACTATTCTGATTAACCCCTCATTTAATTGTAAACAGCAAAAAGAAGCGGTGCTCCATGACCTCACACACATAGCCAGAAACGACTTTACTCGCGAAGAGCACGCGAATCTTATAGAACAGATGGTTCACTCAGCGGCGAATATTAGTTCTAACACTTATATGGAATTTCATTGTCGATAGCCACGTAATTCAGGTAATCACCTGAATGATATATAAGAAAGGGTGTTGTCACTATGGAATACTTTGTTATTGCCTGCTTTCGATGAAAATTGACTAAAAGGAATTCAAATCCTGGAGAAAAGCATTGAGTTAAGGGGGAGGGGGGAACTTTAAAGATATAGGAGAAAAGAGTATGTACAAAAAATATAGAGTTATTGCAATGCAAGATGAACACACGGTGCTGATTGATTATGGACTAACAAACGGGGCTCGCATTGGTGGCACTTTGTATATTATAAAGCCCCATAAGGACATAGCACTTAGCGGCAAAGATAACGGATCGTGTGATGAAATAAAGGCGATTATTGAAGTAGTTGCTCCTTATGAAAATTTCTCGGTATGCAGGCATATAGCGCATAAAAACATTGATACAATTAGCACCGTTTCCGCCGGAGATGTCGTTATTCTAACTCGCGAATAGCTTTTCTTATTATCCTGTTAGTACGTTCTAAAGAGGTGACGCTACTATGAACAAAACTACCAGAGATACTTTTATGCGATATTTTTCAAACCCTATACCCTTACGAGAAAACAGTTTTACCTTTCGACGCTTTGAAAAATTACTAGTCGATAATGTGGACGCATTGTTCGACAGTACCCAGTATGACACGTACCTTCCGTTCCAATCCTTATATGTTGACGGGGCTACTATGGAAGACCAACTCCTAGTCTGTAATAACTGCAAGACCCCGCTTTTAGAAGCCCGCGAAAGGCTGCACTCAACCGGAGACACTGAGGAGATTTCCATTTACCAATGTAAGACCTGCGGTAATCTTATTTTTACGAAATATCCGACAACGTTCAAGTACTAACTAAAAAGGAGCGATTGGCATGATGAAGAAAAGTTTAATAGCAGCACTCGTATTGATTGGCATTTCCGCAAGTATATCCGCAGCAGATTTTCAGAACGTAACTCCCGAAACGTATCCGATCTATTGGCAGCAAGGTAAGCAATTTAAATCAAATGGCAACCAGGAAAAGCCGGATTTGTTTGGGAGACAGTGGCGAAAGAATCCGACTAACTGTATTTCTATCGTAACGCCTAGAATGATGGTTAGCTACTTAGCTTTTTCTAGTAAGAAACGCTTATTGGATCTACCGGTAAACCTCGAACAAATTTTCGAAAAATATAATGACCGCATTTACGTAACAACTTGGACGCCTTTTATGCGTGATGGCGGTTTCATGGGTACCGGGGGCTCTATTGCACCTCAATTGCAAACGCAGCGTTTGGTTATCGATAAAGACGGTATACTGATTAGACCTACGGAAATGCCTACAGAACTTGATAAACTAATGCCGCATAGCTTTGGGCTTAAGTACTATTCCTTCCCCCGTGAAGTCATACTAAATACTCCGTATGTCATTCGTTGGGTAACCGGCTATGGAGATATATTAGAAATGGACGTCACAGCTGATAAAATCAATGAACTTATAGACGATGAATTACACTTCTATAACGCTGAGTAAACCACCTTTATTTGATAAATGCATCCTTTTAAAGCCCTTATTTTTTAGAGATTTTTAAAGACATTTTTCTACCCACACACTTAAATGTCAAAATTTTATTTATGAGGTAGGACTTATTACTATGGTTAACGCTACCATTCACGCTAATGGAATTGCTATTCGTTTAGCAAGCACAGATGCTGCTGATTATATATCATTAACTGATATAGCCAAATACCACAATCCTGACGCTCCGGCAGACGTTGTAAAAAATTGGTTACGTATTAGAAGTACAATTGAATTTCTCGGGCTCTGGGAACAACTTAATAATCCGAATTTTAAACTGGTCGAATTCGACCAGTTTAAAAATGAGGCTGGGAAGAATTCTTTTGTATTATCTCCTCAAAAATGGATCGCGGCAACCAATGCGATTGGGCTTACATCTAAGTCAGGTCGGTATGGAGGCACATATGCTCACTCAGATATCGCATTTGAATTTGCTTCCTGGGTTTCTCCTGAGTTTAAACTTTATGTTATTAAAGATTATCAACGCCTCAAATCAAGCGAAAGTCACGTTCGCTCTATCAACTGGAGCGTAAAAAGAGAAATTGCAAAAGCCAATTATAGAATACACACAGATGCGATTAAAAATAATCTTATTCCCCAATTATTATCCGCACAGCAAATATCAATCACATATGCTACAGAAGCAGACATAATAAATGTTGCTTTATTTGGGGTAACCGCGAAACAATGGCGACAACTAAATCCCGCGGTAAAGGGGAATATTCGCGACAATGCAACTTTAGAACAGCTGATTGTTCTTTCAAACTTGGAGACTATGAATGCTGAATTAATTCACGAAGGTCTGCCCAGGAAAGAAAGATTGTTCCGGCTAAATCAAATCGCAATCTATCAGCTGCAAGCACTTCTTACATCTCCTGTTAAGAGCATTGAAACATTAAAAAAGCTGCAATAACAATTAACAAAATGCCCGCACTCTGCTACCAACAGATATTGCAGAATAAATTACAATTTACTATTGAACTCATTACTTTTATAGGCTATACTGTAGTAGTGAACTGTCCCTTTCGCATTACGCGGCTGGGACACTGAGGTCCTTGCTACTGCCCGTCCACCAGCAAGGACCTCTTTTATTTATATAGGAGAGTTTACCTTGACTATTTATGATAAGCCTTTTAAAACATATAACGAACAAATTGAATTGCTCAAGAGCCGAGGATTAATTGTTGAAGATTACGGTTTTGCATACCATGCTCTAAGCACGCTCTCTTACTATGATTTAATAACTCGATATCAGAGATATTTCATGCCTGACGGTAAAAAGTTTATTGATAATATAACAATAGAGCTACTATATAATTTTTCATTGTTTGATAGATCCGTCCAGGCGTTTATATTAAAGTATAGCTTGCTTATAGAAAATATCGTTAAAACAAAGTTATCCCATATAATGGCCAAAGACTTCGGAGTCAATGAGGTTGCATATCTTTCTGCTTCTAAATATAGGGAATCATTCAAACTACCTAACAACGAATCGTTAAAATTTAGTTCACTCGCTTATGAATGTAAAAAGGCTATAATAGATCCTAAAATTGCACGCGATCCTACATTATATTATCACCGGAAGCATAATCATATTCCCCCATGGATTTTATTAAAAAATTTATCATTTAACAATACTATCAGTCTGATTAAGCTATTAAGAAACAAACAGCGAAATCGTATTATAAATGAATTAGTCCCTTTTTCTCAGGTTCGTCTACGGGATAAAACCAACTTCGTTTTCTGCTCTTTAGGGGCAATCAGGCTCTTTCATGATTTTGCGGCTTGCAATTTGGATTTTACGACTCTATATACCTATGAAATCAACCATCTTTCCTCTACTATCCTATCTAAACTCCTGGATGATCGCTATCTCATAAAATCAGAAAACAATAGAATACCTCTTACTGAAAAAGCTTTCTCAAGAGGACTTTATGGGGTAATGCTTTCTATGCTGGTATATCTCAAAGGAAGTCATTTAGTAGGTGAGTTTATTACTGATTTCCTTTACCTTTTTGAAGATTTCAATGATAGTGACAGTGCGGATAAAGAACGGCTATTCAAATATTATTCAGATATAGCCAATATGCCGGCCGATACGCCTATGCGTTTACAAAGTTATTTATCACAGTACAAACAAGAAAACACCGATTCCAGAGTTTCCCGTTAAAAAGGATTTGATTATTTTGTCGGATGATATATTTTTAACTCCCAAAGAACAAGTCCAATATTGCAAAGCAGAAGGCATCTGTTTTAACCGGATGTCAAAATCTGAAGCCGTAAAATATTTGGAAGCTAACCGCAACTATTTTAAGCTACGGACTTTTCGTAATAACTATGTAAAGGATCCTCACCTTCTAAAATATACGAATTTAGATTTTGCCGACTTAGTTGATTTATCAAGCATTGACAGCCAGCTGCGACGTATTTTACTGGAAATGGTGCTTAGCATTGAACACTTCTCAAAATTGCATCTAATACGGATCGTTCAAAAATCAAAAGAAGATGGTTACGCCGTAGTGCGAGATTATATTAATCAACTATCTCATGATAATCAAAGACGCTTATCTTCTGATCTGAAGAAAAACAGTCGGAGCCTATATTGCAAATCTTTGTTTGATAACTGCATCAAGAAAAATATCACGACATGCCCCATTTGGGTATTTGTAGAGATAATTTCATTAGGTCAATACCTTCATTTTTATGATTTCTGCTGTCAACGCTACTCACGCCAATCATATGCAAAAGAGCTTAAAGAAAGATTATATTTGCTATGGACAGTAAAAGACCTAAGAAATGCATGCGCTCACAACAACTGTATTATTAACGATTTTCGAGCTCCTACCTCCGCTAAAACTATCCCCAGTCAATCAGTAAATAACGCATTAATACACTTGGGAATTTCTACTCACGTGCGTCGAAAACATTTGCGAAGAATCCCTACCCATCAAATTATTACAACTTTTTATACTCACACACTAATCGTATCAAGCCTGGAAGAACATAATCACGTGGTAAATGAGCTCCAGAATTTTAAAAAGCGTTTGTTCCTAAACAGTGATTATACGCATAATGACATTATTTATTCTAGCTTCAAGCTACTGGAGAAACTTATTGACAATTGGTTTATTATGATATAAGATACTGTTACAGAGAAAAAACATTAAATGTTTTTGCGAGAGCGGTATCAGTTGATATTGCTCTTATTTTTTTGTCTTATAATAGGCAGCTATGTTATCAATGTTCTATAAGTTTTTATATATAGAAAGAGGTGTTTCCAATGAAAACCGAAATTGATAGAGACCTATTTAGACACCGTCTGTACGAATTAATGGTTGAACAGAATCTAAGCCAATATGACTTGGCTCGAGAAATGAGAATTTCGGTATCAGCACTCAACAACTGGTTTCATCTTAAACGCACACCTAGAAAGAGCTCTATCAATAAACTATGCAAATATTTTAATGTTGATAGTAGTTACTTTTTAAAAGAAAATCCCGATTAAGACTATCTAATGAGTCTGAGCCCCGCATCAACAACTGAGGCGGGGTTTGTTTTTACTCCGGAGGCATCTATATGAACACTAACAAGCGAGCAGCCCTTTATATCCGTGTAAGTACAGAAGAGCAAGCCAGGCATGGACTATCCCTAAGTGCACAATTAGAAAATTTGCAACAGTATGCAAAAAATAAAGGGTACGATATAGTCGGAATATATACTGATGATGGTGCTTCCGCTCGTAAATCCCCTTTTTCTCGTAAGGCCTTTAAGCAGCTGATGGAAGATGTACAATGGAATCGAATTGACCGCATATTATTTATTAAGTTGGATAGATGGTTTCGTTCGGTCCGTGATTACTATAAAGCCCAAGATATACTGGATGCTCATGGTGTGGACTGGGAAACTACACAAGAGCAATACAATACCACGACTACGAACGGACGCCTAATGTTAAACATCAAATTATCTGTCGCCCAAAATGAATCTGATATGACAAGCGATAGAATTCGTTTTGTATTTGAACAAAAACGGGTAAAACATGAAGTTCTATCCGGATTTGCACCTTTAGGTTATAAAATAAAAAATAAACATTTAGTTCCTGATGAAAATGCGTCTATAATAGCCAATGCATTTAATCAATTCATTGCATACCCCAATTTACAACAATTAACCAATTGGTTTCATTCCCAGGGAATTCATTATAATGTAACTTCAATCCGCAAATTATTAAGAAATGAACGATATGTTGGCCGTAATAAGGGTGACTTGGAGTATTGTCCTCCCATCGTATCTGATCAACAATTCTATACCGTCCAAGATATGCTTGACAAGAATTTAACCGTAAAGAGGACCGCAAGCGGATTGGTATATATTTTTACCGGTTTATTACGTTGTCCTATTTGCGGCCATAAGCTTACCAGTTCATGTGCCTATTCCGGTACACATAAATATAAGCGTTACCGCTGTTCCAGACATTGGCGTAATGAAGACTGCTCCTTTAATCGAGGCATTGCGGAAAGCAAACTTGAAAAACAATTATTAGCACATTTTGATGATTTGTACGAGCACTTCAATTCCGCCGTACAAGAAGAGCAAAAAAATAACGCTCGCATAGACACGCAAGTGATCAAGAAAAAGCAAGAACGGCTAAAAGAGTTATTTTTAAATGAACTTATTACTCTAGATGAATACAAAAAAGATTATGCTAAGTATGCTGCCATGTTACCGTCTGAGCCCAGACCTTCTATTCAACCTTCATTATATAAGGGTATGAAGGCAGCTGACATAGAACAGCTATATAAGGCTCTTCCGGATCGACAAAAGCAGGCCTTCTTACGACAAATTATTGACTATATAGACTTTGATGCTGATTTAAAGCCTATTATACATTTTAAATAGCTTGTACTACAGGCAACACTTCTAAGGGTAAGGCTTGTAAGAGTTCCGGTATGAGTACGGCCCTATCGGCATACAAGGCCTCGTGAGCCAAGCCTTTTTTCACCTGTCGCGTAACCAGCGATACGACCGCTACATTGGTCACTTCACTACCCGTGCCGCACGTTGAAGGCACCATAATGAGTTCGCTGCCTTTACAAGGCTGTACTGTCCCGTCAAAGAGATCCGTCAAGGGTACACATTCTTTCAAAGACAGAAATTTGGCCACATCCAAGATGGCTCCGCCTCCAACAGCTATAATCCGTTTCGGACATTCCATCATGTCACGGTGAATAGCTTCCACTACTTCGTCTGTCGGCTCTCCGTCATCATAATCATCCTTTAAGAGAACCTGACACGGTAAATCGAGATTCTCAAAATAAGAACCGTAGATATACCGATTGGTCACTAATACATCATCTTCCCTTACCTTCAAGTCAGCCGCCATGGCACGACATGTATCATATCGATAAACGGCGGTGTGCAATCCCAGTTCCAGCATAACAAGGCCTCCTTGATTCGTTTATCACGATGTATAACAACAACGGATTGCAGGTCTTATGAACGTTGTATTCGCTCTCCCGTATCCGTATGAATATCCCAAACTTGACGGTCCGTTTCAACACGCACCGTTCCTTCGGGCAAGCTGTTATCTTCCTGCCAGGCCGCTACGATTTTGAAAGCCACGGGCAGTTTCATATTCTCATTCTTATATCCCCGTGTACGAGACGTATCGCGACGATTATACCGTATAGTCACACGTCCCGTATGTCCCAAGTCTTCCAATAAGAAGCGAATTTGTCGTCCGTAACGAAGCGAATCGACCATATCCCCCATAGCCGGAGCATAGGCGCCTGCAAGAACTTGGAGACCGTTATCTAAATCAGCCGTAGACTGTAACCCTGTACGAATACAAGGTATATGATGCCGCAAAAACAGATCTTTCATATACGCAGAACGGCGTACGGCCTCGTCTATCGTTAAAGGCTCATAATGACCGCTTCGATACATATCTTCCAGCTCCGTATTGGCAATGACGACAACCGGATATATACGTGTAAAATCAGGTTCCAAATTA